AACAAAGTCGATATCTTTTCCGATATCACGCTTGACTATTTCCTGTCCGTACCTAGAGCAGGTAAAGAAGTCGATATGACCGAGAACGGCACGCCAAGCCAGATTGATAATCGGCTCGCCTTCGATGGGGACGTAGGCTAAAAACGGTATGCGCTCTGGAAGAACCTGAGCCATAGCCGCTATGCTGCCGGGGTCGCCGGTCATGTAGATTAGGTCGGGCTCAAAGTCTTTTGACTCTAGAACCCTGATGACTTCCAGCATACCGGTATAGTCGCCCTCATTAGGGACGAACTGCTTAATCGGTAGTGTCGTCTCCACCAGAGTCTTCTGTAGCATCGTTACCGTCGCTACTTCCCACTTCTGGTTCAGAAACGCTGTCATCGCTTTGTGGTTCACTCTCCCGAACCCCGTCTGTATCAGCGGGGAGTCCCCCACCATCAGAACCTTCATCGTCGTCTTCTCCTGTGCTCTCGGCACTATCGCTGATTTCAGCGGGCTGGACGGCTTCGCCTGAAAGGGCTTCGGCCAGAGTCAGAGTTTCTTCCGAAATCGGGTCTCGGTTGTAACCCATAATCCACGCTCTCTGAACCCATTCAGGGTGGTCGAGCGGGATTTCAACAACGCCACCGACAATCGGAACCTCGCCATCATAGAAGTAAAACTTCTCGATTAGTTGCTCGCGACCCTTGACGTTGAGTAGTTTAACGGTCTCGGTCATCTTATGACTCCTGTTAGTTTAGCAGGGAGAGGCTGTGGCAACAACCCCTCCCCGCAATCAGACGCCTAAGCGCCACTCTGATTAGAGAGTGAAAGCGTTTAGGTGAACAGGACGACCTTCGAGCGAGAACCCGAAGTAGCCCTTAATCATGAAGTCAGTCGAGTCCTTGGTCTTAGCAAGTTCCTCGAACGTGAAGTCCTGATGAACGAGCAACTTGGCATCCGCACGACGAATGAACAAGATGTCCGTGTTGGTCTCCCAGTGGAGGTCGGTGACGATTGGCATACCGTCGTAGGTCAGAACCCTAAAGCCTGCTGCGATTTCGGTACGGTCAACGAACTGCTGCTGAGCCTGCAAGAGCGAGTTAATCTTACGACGAACTGCCCTAGATGTGACAATAAGGTCAACCTCACCGCGAGCGGCGTCGATAGCCTCGTCAATCTTTGCGAGAGTCAGGGTAGACGAACCACCACCAACGACACCTGTACCGGTCGAACCCCAGTTGGTCGAGTCGTCGGTGTCAATCTGGTATAGAATACCAGTGATATCGTTGCTGCTGCCATCAGCCGTAGCGAGGTCAGTAGACAACTTCTCAATCAATGCGCGAGAGTGGGCCTCAACTTCCAACGCCAAAGCGTTGTAGAGAGAACCAGCAGCACGCTGCATTGGGCCTGTGACTTCTCCACGGGTGTAGAGATACGCCACAGACTTGCTTACCTTCTTGTAGGTGCTTTCAGAGGCAGCCGGTAGGTTGCCGCCGTCAGTAGACCACGAAGCGGTAGGCAGAGCGTCACGCCTACGGATGAAGTAGGTGTTCGTAGCCCAAGGGACACGAGAAACCACGTTCGCTAGAACTGGCTCCATCGTCGCATAATCGCGGATAGCGTTGTCAACTACCTCGGGGATGAGGTACTGACCGCTAGACGCAAGGTTCAACGCCTTGCGAATGACCATCTGGTCCATTAGTTTTCCTTCCTAGCCTGAGGCTAGATTACCTGCCCTGAGTGGACAGAGCGAACGCAAGCCTCATCTTTTCGGATGGGCTAGCCTTTGCAAGAGCCTCCTGAATTTCGTCCACAGTCTTCTTGGTGTCATCAGTGATAACCCCCGGAACCTGAGTACGAGGCAGAGCCTCTAGTTCAGCGATACGTTCGTTTGCCTTCGCCAACTGAGCAAGGGCTTCGAGTTCAGACGCAGACTTCTCAACGATGGCCGTCGTTGAGTCATCCGTCTTCTCGACGGTTTCTTCCTCGGTGCTAGAAGCGGACTTTTCGCTATCGGTTGTTTCCGTGCTGGACTCAGCCTCAATGACGCCGAGTTCAGTTAGTGTTGCATTAAGTTCATCACGAAGACCAAGCAACTTGGCGGATGTTGCACCGCTCAACTTGCGACCAGCCTTAGCGATTTCGTTGGCAGCAGCCTTGTCAGACTCACTCCAACTTGCATAGGTGTCACCAGTAGCGGCAATATCTGCCTCACTACCGATTTCAGCCGTCTCCTGTGCAATGAACTGCTGTACGGCCGCTAGAGCGATGCGAAGCGGAGCCTCGTCATCAGCCTCACCGGCCTCACCACCCAAGAGGTCGAGCAACGATGCCTCGATATACGCAGCCGAAGATGCGTCACGAGAAGCACTCGTCTTCTCAACACCGGTTTCGGTTGTTTCCGACTTCTCGGTGGTACCGTCAGCCGATGCGGCCTCAGGTGTAGTTGCGCCCTCGACTGCTGCGTCGGGGAGTTCGTCGTTTTCCACGTTTACTCCTACCGGAGCGTCGATGGACGCATCCTTGATAGACTTGGACAATACAGTCCCGAAGGACGGATACCAAGCGGGTCTGGTTGTATTCGAGATTTCATCGAGAACAACATTCTTGTAGGTACGGACAACAGCGCCAACATCATCTACAAACTCGTCAGCGTAGTCTTCGACAGCACCAGCAACGGACATGCCGTATTGCTTCCCCTTCTCTGTAATCTGCCTAAACAGATAGAGAGAAGCCGGGTTGGTTTCATCAAGTTTGACTTCGATGCCAAGATGGAAGTGTTCGTTAATCCATCCCTTAGTGATTTCTCCTAGGTCGCGTAGAACGCCATCAGGAGCGTGAGCGTCGCGATAAGGCAACCTTGGCTCACTATTGTTAATCTGGTCCGAGAAGCGAGTAATAGCCTCTTGGTCCATCCTCTCGCCTTCTAGGTCAACCTCAGGGCCAGACGCATACCCAATAACATAAAGTCCATCACTACGCTTCTCAGCCTTAGTGATTGGGAACGTATACTTGAATGGGGCTGACTTAGTTACTCTCATGGTCTACCTTAGGACTGTGCATCCTGTGAAACGGGGTCAGGAGTACCGGTTTGAGCCGGTGTACCCGAGCCGGATGGCTGTGCTGGTGTTGGACCCGGAGCGCCGGGGGTTGTAGGTGCGTTAGCGGTACCCTGACCGCCAATAGGTTCGCCCGAAGGGCCGATGAGACGCTTAGCCACATCATCAAGCCACTCGACAGGGATTGCCCCAGCGGCGGTCTGAACGAAGTGAACATCACCACCGTCAATCGGAGGTAGTCCAAGTTCACCCTTAACCTGATTGATAGAGAAGACACCCATCCTCTCACCCTCGGCATACAACTTCATTAGGTCGAGTTGGTCGCGACGAGAGGCGTCGTTCTGACGGAACAGAATGTCATCCCATCCGAACAAGGTAAGGATGAGGGCGTTGTTGATTTCTTCCTCAACAACTAGTTGTAGCGGAGAAATGTTCTCCTGACGGAAGGTGTTATCGGCTTCCTTCGAGGTTGAACGGTTGGAGTCTTCCTGAATACCCAACTTAGACGGGTCAACGTCAAGAACCGAAAGGATTTCCATTCGGTTGAACTTACGTCCAGCGATGAACTCCATTTCAGCACGAGTAGAAACCGACTTCTGGATATCAATGTCACCCTCTAGGATGACCGGCTTGTGGGCGTTCTCGGTACCGACGTAATTCTGTTCCATCCACTCACGGTTGCGAGCAACTTCTTCCGGAGTCGAGTTCTTCATGTTGAAGATGACCCCGGTGTGGGCGGAATTCTCGAAGAAACGTTCGTTGAACTTCATTGCGAACAGGTCTGACGCAACCGTTAGTTCAAGCGAAGACAAGAGCGACAGGCCACGGATATCGTTATCCGGGTCATCGAACTTGAATTGGATTACTTCTTCCTTCTTGTATTCGATTGCTTGGTCGCTCTCGATAAGCGGACCAAATCGCCAGCCAGTTAGTTCGCCAGCCTCGGTCTTTTCATCCATATAGTACGGATGAAGCCTTCGAGCACTGATAGGCTTCTTAGCGGCCGAGCCGTCGCGGACAATCAGCCAGAATGACTCACCATATATCAGAAGGTCTTTGTAGGCCGTTCTGAGTAACTGGCTGCCGTTTGACTTACGGAAGAATAGACGCAATTGTGTTTCGTGCGCCTTTTCGACATCATCGTCTGCAATAGCCGGTGTGAACCTGTATCCGTTAGATACGGCTACCTTAGCAATCTTTTCAACCGATGCCCTGACCGTAGGATGCTGCTTGTACATTTCGTAGTAGGTAGCATACCTAGCCTTGCGGGTTCGGTCGATATAAAGAGCCTCACCGTTCGAGGTAAAACCTAGGACACCGAAATTAGCAATCGGCTTAGGCGTCGGCTGTGTAACCTGCGCACGTTGTATGGTTGCGGCAGTTCTTCTAGTTCGAGTTCGAGTCGCTGCCATCTGTGTCCTTCATGGTGAACGTCCAAGTGCAAGAGAGCCCGTTAGGGTTGGCTACCCGGACACTCCATTTACGTTTGCTAATCTTGTACTCAGTGACCTCGCCACTCTCTATAGCACGACGAACTCTGCGTAAAGCCAACTTAACAAAAGGGTTAAGTTCGGTCCTCGTAACTAAACGGTCTAGGTCTCTGGTGGTCATCTAGTCAGTTTCCTTAGTTGCAGTCCACTTAACTTGTGCACCACACTTACGGCACGGACCCTCGACAGAACCACGAATAATGCGGTAGAGGTCACGGTGCTTGATAGCGATACGCTCTCCGTTCGCCTCGGCGTAACCGAACAGCGTTCCGCACTCACACCTGACCGCAATTGGTCGGGTCATGGCTCTCGGCCCTCTCTTAACCGACGAAAGACATTCGAGCCGGAACTCGACCCTCGCCGTACAGTGCAAGCATCAGGCTCCAAAAATAGTCGTCTGACTTGCCGGAAAACCTGTAGAAGTTGCTCTCGGTTTTCGTTCTCTGGATACCGTGGATTTGACGCTTTAGGTCAGAGATATCGGGCCAAGCCACGAGGCCTAACTGCATATCACCCTTGAAGCGGGTCGCCCACTGTTCCTTCTTGGCATTCGTAAATACGATGCCCTCGATGTTTGTTCCGTGGATTAGGCGCTTGGCGTCTTCAACGAACTTCTGTCCTACACCGGTTTGGTCGATTGTTACCCGCGTTGCCTTGGTCGCTTTGATAAGCGTTTCCAGATAGATGAACTGGTCGTTGTAGGCGGCTTGCGTGTTCCTAGTAAACAAGACACGCTTCTTGCCCTCGTCATCGGTCTCGACCACGGTGAATACCGTCTGGTCGCGGTCCTTGGCGAGGTCAACCCCGATTGAGATATGACCCGTACTTTCGTAGTTCGGGTTCCACTCTCGGAGGACTTTTTGCTCCATGTCCGTGCAGTTAACAATCAAGTCCCATGTAAAGTAGGCCGTCGTCTCGTCTGCGAACGCGGCCTCATACTCGGTCTGGAACCCAATCATATCGCCTCCGAAGCCGTTGAAGATGATATGAAGTTTGTCTGTGCCGTATTTTAGGACTCGTTCTTCGGAGCCGTCCATCGTCGCGGCTAGCGCAAGCGCCTCTTGATAGAGTTCCGGCTTGACCATAGCGGAACATTCCCACCAAGGAACGGCGTGCCTGCTGTACTCCGGGTAAGCCTGCGTATTCGAGGCGATATCGTAGAACAGCCCGCTCTGGCCAAGCGGTGTAGAGATAATCGTCAGACGACTATCACCACGAGTAATAGCGGGCATCGCTGCCCGATACAACTTGACGGCATCGCGGATGTGCGCGAACTCGTCAAAATAAATGTCCTTGCGCCCCCCTCGCACAGCGGCAGAGGCGGGCTGGGATACGATGCTACTAGTAGACGGAGGGCGGTGGAACGATATTTCGTCCGTCGCGTTCGTCCATAGCACCGGCTTTAGGGCAGGCCTTGACTCCTTGAACTCGTCAGGGATGCTGTGATACAAGTTACCGGCAATGGTAATCTTGTCAGCGGCCTCTTTCTGGTTAATCGAAACGATGTTGGCCTTGTATGCCGGGTTGACACAGGCCTTGTGAACGGTCTCTCCACCGATAATCGTGGAGAAGCCAATCTGTCGTGACTTGTTAACGAGCCTAAAGACCGAGTGGTCGTTTAAAAACCGAATTTGATATGGCTCTAGTTTAAACGGCTGACCATCTAGTTCAGTCAAAGACTCCAGCCACAGTGCCGGGTATTCGACTAGTAGACTAGCCCAGTCATCTACTGTCAGTTCTGGCATTTGCGACCCTCCTGCGGTGGGTTCGTGCAGCGTGACAGTTAGCGCAAACTACTTCACACTTGGCTAATTCGGCTTCGATTGTCTTCCAACTACGAAGTTGGGTAACTCCCGTGACCTTATCCCTAGTGTGGTCAAACTCCATCGTATGGATACTGAACTCCGCAGTCGTGGCACGGAGTCGTGGCCTTGATACCGTTTAGATAGGCTAGAAACCGCGCTCGTTGGCGAGCCTGATTGCCCTTAACGTCACGAGCCAATCTGTTTTGTTTCCTGAACGCCGCCGATGAGCACACCGAGACGACCCCCATCTAGGAGGTCTCTGGTCGCAACAATCTTCAACAACGGCTGCTCGCCATCGTCTTTTTGCTCCTTAGCCTTCTCGACTTGGTGCCTCAGAGACAGCAGACTGTTCAGCACCTTTAGGCGCTCGGTAACGTCCTTACGGAAGACAACCTTCTTCGTAGTTCCAGTAACCTCGCCGGTTTCCTCGTCAAACTGGACTTCATCCTCACCCTTGGTTTCTCCGATAAGAGCCGGATGAAGATTACGCCCTAGAAGCAAAATAAGGATGTCTAGTTCACGTTCTGTCGAAACGGCCTTGCCCTGCTGGACAACACCGCGTAGATACTCGTAGTGCTCGTCAGGAATAACGCCCTTGAACTGCAAGAGCATTTCCTTAGCGAGTTCAGCCGGAACGAGGCTCTTAGCGCGGGTCTTGGACCCTACTGGGCGACCACGCCCGCGCTTTTCTCCACTGAGGTTCCTTGTTCGAGCAACAGCGCCAGTCTGCTTCGAGCCCTCGGTCGGGCGAGCGATATTGCGCTTGTGTTCGTTTGCTTGCTCAGTCATTTTTCTCCGGGTAACAAAAAACCCCACGGGCGAAACCGTAGGGGCTGTAAGTCCCGGTTTCTGAACTAAGCCACCGAGAAACGTTCTAAGAAGCAGCCGCGCCGCACCCCTCGGAAGGGTCGGCAGCAGGCCGCACATTTGGTTCCCCATGCAGGACTCGAACCTACATAGAACGGTTCAAAGCCGTTCGTCCTACCCATTAGACGAGAGGGGAATGAAGGCTTCTTAAAGAAGAAGAAGCCATTGGAGAGTTAGACGAGACTCGAACTCGCATCATAGGCGGGGTAAAAGCCCGCTGGTCGCCATTGACCTTCACTAACCCATTGGTTGCATGGACGGGAGTCGAACCCGTATTCGTGGCGTATGAGACCACCGTCCTACCATTGGACGACCTTGCTATTGGTGCTCAGGACTGGACTTGAACCAGTGACCTAGGGTTTTTCAGGCCCTCACTCTACCACTGAGTTACCAGAGCATGTCGGCGTGTAGGAGAGTTACGCCGTGCGGTCCTTTCGGGCGCACCCAGTCTTTCGACCCCCTTGGGCCTGCCTGCCTTCGAGTCAGCAGGTTTAGCCGTATTTAGTACCCCGCCACGGACTTGAACCGCGCCCTGAGCCTCAACGGCCCCGTGCTAACGCTACACTAGAGGGGGATGGAGCACCCAGTCAGAGTCGAACTGACATCAGAGGGATACAACGCCT